GTTCGACAGCGAAGTTGTCATTTCACCGGACATTCTTGTTCCGCGGATCTAATAAGATAATAAACGTCCTCTGACTTTGTTAAGCCCTAAGACAACTTGATTGAGGTAATATTCTTTAGGATAATTTTGTAAAAGGTACTTGAAAATATGAAGCTCGAGGTTCTTAAGAATTTGTGGCTTAAAATGAATTTCAAAACTGGAATAATCAGTAACTACTAAATTCGTGAAGCCTTTGAAGAGCTCACCTACAAAACTTGCTCGTTGCATGGTTTCTACATATTTGATGAAGTGGAGCTAACATGAGGTGAGTTGTCCTCTACTATCTATGGCAAAGATTGATCCTCCGAAGATCCATTTTTCTAACATTTTAACACTAGGTCCTAATAATGCTTTCCACGTATCATTTCTAGCATTGATGAACCTAGCTGGCTTTCTGGACGAATAGAATTCTCGTTTGATAAATGTTTTGAGAAAACTAGGTATTCTGCCAGTTTGGAGGTATTTTTCAAGTGCCCCTCTAATTTGCTACTTCCTAATTTCATTATAGTGAGTGGTTGCGAACCAGGTGAGTAATCTCTAAATAGGGTCTTCCTGTAATTTACCACCTGGGATAGGTTTCCAATTTGCAACTGCAAAAGCGTGGACGAACGGCCTGAGACCTCGGTCGTATTTTGTTTCTAATTTTGCCCAAATACGCTTATTGCCCCCACATACTACTGTAGCTAAGTCTTCCTTGTCTGGAGTGAACGGTATAATTCCTCTAATTCTGGGGGCCATTTGCCTTGCTTGAGGTCGGCGAGAAGATGAGGTAACTGGTTTTTCAATAAAAACTTTGACTGAGTCATCCCATTCTCCAAGTAGTTGTAAACCTGCGTCGATAGGTCTATATCCATAAAGCCAGGTTCCACTTGCCCCTACTGGCACTGTGTTCGAAAACCCCGATTCTTCTTAATACACATGGCAGCACATGTTGCTGCTATTCTAATATACTCATACAATCCTGTTCTATCATTAAAATCACATGTGTTGAAGAATCCCATACTATGATTATTTAAATGTGGTATCACAAATGGGGTTGCTGTCTTGTCCAGTGCTAATTTGTTCATGATCTAAGTGTTATAATAATTTGATATGTGTTGATCCCAAGTTGATTCATCGTGCTAACACAAGAAATCAACTAACGTTGAAAAGGTTGAATAATCCACCACTAATTCAAAATCATAGGTATCTATTACTCCAGTGGTTTTATCTAATGTTCTTAATAATTCTTTCTTTAAGGTAGCAATATGCTCACCTAAATTCTTATTCAAAAATTTTTCTCTTCTCATTTCTTCTGTCTGTGTTCTAAACACATCATGTCTTATTGACAATGTTACCAAATTATGATCATGTATCTCCAGTTTATCCTACATTACATAAGCCCATTCATGCCACTTAACAAAGTTGACAGAATGAATTAATTGTTTCGGTATATATGTAATGAGATGTTTTTCTACAAATGATGTGGCTTTCTTTACCAATGATGAAACGTTGCTCTTAGCCACACACTTTATGGCAGAGCTGATAAGATCTCTCTTCTCAAACACACGTTCCTCAAGCCAAGTTAAGGGTTTCAGAGGCGCTAAAACATCATCCATATGATATTTGTTTAATGGTAACATGATGTTCTTCTCTAAGAGTGCCTATTGCACCTAATGCTCCTCATCTGCCTTCTCCTACTTCTGCTATAATAATTGCTCAGCAGCAGCATCTTTTTCACCAAGTTCTTTAGATTTTTCTATTATTATCTATTTATCCAACTAATTTTTTGGATTATGTATCTTATTCATTTTCTTGGTGTTGGAGTTCTCTTCTTTCCGTTCTTTATTTAGAGATCCCAATATAGGTCCCTAAGTTCCTTCATTATGCTTCCTCTATTGATTTCTCTTTGTACTTTGCCTCTACCTGAGGCCAATACTCGCATTAAAGCAATTCTATGAAAACTACAATATAGTAGTATTTGACAATAGTGGCATACGGAAAGTTGTATTCTTCACCTTAACTGTTTTATCATTTATATAGTCCTTAATGAACTACTCAATTTGTCTTTCAGAGTAGTCATTTTTACTCATGACTTCTAACAACACCTACCCAGGAAATCTAACACAAACACTGTTATCTTCTGAGTTGATGTGCCCCATAAGGACATCTTCTCCTTTGAGGATCCAATTTGTAAGCTTCCTGTATAAAAACTAGGGTGTATGCTTACTTGGGCTCTTTTCTATTCCAAAATTTATTACCTCTTGTGTAGAACTCACCAACTAAGATGGTTCTACTGGAACAGTTTCCCAATTTTCCTACTAATCTACTTCATTATTTACATTTATTGAAGTTGATTTGTTATTAACATTTTGTTCATTTACATGTCCTACTACATCATTTACATGTGTGACATTATTTACAATTGAGTTGCTATTTGAGCCTACTCCACGGGGATTTATATTTTTCTCCGTGCACTACTAATACTGACGGGATGTAGTGTAATTTACCCTCCTTTTATTCTTTGGAGTACAAATATGCTGATTCATTATTATTGGTTGAATTCAGCTCGGGTACTAACCGGAAAAATAGTTGGAG